GTATTGGTGCGTCGCAGTCAATGCACAAGACACGGGAAACGCCCGGCGCTTTACTGCGGGCGGTGTGGATGTGCCGCTGGAGTTCTTCTTCAACGCGCTGCTCTACGAGGTCCATAGAATCAGCCATCAGTGGATCTCCTGCGCTTCGTTCTGGATGTTTTCCGCAGCAACGCGCAGCAGCTCCGCCGCCTCAACGTGATTAAGCTGGCGCGATGTAATGTGACACGCCAGGCTATCAAGGCGGGCAGCCATTGCCGCAGCACGTGCGCGGCGTTCTTCCATGCGGGCCTCTGTCAGTATCTGGTTAAGACCTGCATCATCCGGGCCGATTTTGTTGGAACGGGTTTCGATATTTCGCATTGTTGTTTCTCCTGAATTTGGGCAAAAAAATGCCCGGCGGGTTTACGCCATTAATTTCACTTACTGGTTAATTCGGCATCGCTAGCCGTTTTGGAAATAAACTCACGACTGCGCGAAGATGGTTCATCACACCAATAAGTGCGGTTACCTCGTCACTCGTCAGCTCACTAAATTCAACGCAGTGACGCTCCTTGCTAATATTTGCAAGAAAAAATAATGCAGCAAGCACACGATTATTCAGCTCGTACTTTTCATCACGCTTATCACGCATTTCGTTAATAAAACGATTAAGTTCTTTTTCACAGTCGCCATATAGAGCGGTGCGTAATACAGAAATATGATTTAACGCACTGGCACGCTGCCCGGCGCTCATATTGATAGTGATATCTTCAGCTTTGAAAGCCATGACATTCTTTTCCTGTTACCGGTTAAACCTTCCAGCAGCGCATCCTGAGAGCGGCACGGATGCCAGCGCTTGCCATCCTTCCCCATGATCCAGCCATGCCCGAAATGAGGTGATGGGCTTTGCTTAACGAGCAGCGATGCGAGTGATGGTTGTTTAGTCAACATAGACACCTCAGATCAAACCAAACGAGGCACCCAGGCCAGTGACTGTATCAATGGTGCTGGCCATCGCTGGGCTTGCCTGCAGGCGCGCCTGCAACGTCACTGCGGTTAATGCCATCAGTCGAGTAACTGAATTGATGCTATCAACAATCTGGCGGCGCCCTGCCGTTGTATGCGCTTCGCCGGAAACAGCGCCGGCAGCCACGCGGCCGATTTCTGCCGTAGCTTTTAGAACATATTCCGGCATCTTTTCGCGCGCGACTTCGTTTAGCGGCACGCATGGTAGGCAGTGGATCTGCGCTAGGAAACCATCAACCAGCGCTGAATCCTCGGTCAGATCAGTAAGCAGCCAGATTTCCGGTGCGGTAAGTTGGTGCGGCTGGTCCGGGTTTAGCTTATTGCGCAGTGTCTGGACATTCATTCCCGCGCGTTCTGCCAGTTTCGCCATGTTATGACGCAGCGCGAAAGCCCGGCAGGCCTCTTCAAAGTGTGGATGTTTGGAAATCCTGAAATCAAACATGTTCGTCGCTCCAAAAGTTCTCATAATTGGACTTACTGACCAACAATGATGCGGAAGTTGGAGTGACCCAGAGACTCGCGAATCTGGTCCTGCTTGAACTTGAGGTAATAAATTACACAGCGCCCCTGCTTTTTATCCTTTGGTTTCAGATACTTTGCGAGCTTGCCGTGATGAATTTTTTGATATACAGACCCACAGGTTAAGCCCTCCCACTCCGCGAACTCCGCCGGAGTTGCAACCTCTTTAGGTACACGAATTGAAATGTCAGTACTCATAGTGCAGTATCTCTTAGTTTGAATACGTTTTATCTCGTTTTATATGGTTTTAGGTTTGTTTTTCAAACCTTGAATGGATATTAAGATCGCATTTTGTGTACGTCAAGGGTTTTGCTTATGAGATCAATCAAAGTGGGTAATGACAGCGGTGGACGCGATGCAATAAATAGGCTGATTCAAGCTTATAACTTCAACTCTCGCCAGCAGCTTTGCGATCACTTAGGTGTATCAAAAAGCACGATGGCAAACAGATACTTACGTGACAGTTTCCCGGCGGAATGGGTAATCCAGTGCGCCCTTGAAACTGGTTTGTCGCTAAGATGGCTAACAACTGGTCAAGGTGATAAACACGGCGCCCCTGGGCAGGAAAACAGTTTTGATTCTGTGACCCCGACACAGGTAAGGTCCCTTTCTGAAGTAGTTGCGCCTGAACTTGATAAAGCATCCCTGATCGGCGGCTCACTGGTAGAGCATGGGAAGGTCATATTGGATAGTAGCCTTATCCCTCATGATCTGAACAACCCGATCTTGATTCATGCTGACAATGACGCATACCTAATTGACCGCGCGATTACCCCGCCGGTTAACGGGGTATGGCTAGTAGATATTGATGGGATAAAAAGCATCGTCAAATTAGCCCGTATACCAGGTAACAGGCTGGTTGTTCATCAAGGCGAGTCATCTTTTGAATGTGCTATTGATGATATTGAAGTGTTAGGCAGAGCCGTCAAAGTAATTAAGAGCGTCTGATCATGACCATCAGAAAACAGCCCAATGGAAAGTGGTTGTGTGAGTGCTACCCGACCGGGCGCAACGGTAAGCGCGTGCGTAAGCAGTTCGTGACTAAAGGCGAGGCTATAGCATTTGAAAACTTCACCATGGATGAAGTGGACAAAAAACCATGGCTGGGTGAGAAGGAAGATCGTCGGCATCTGTCAGAGGTTATCGAACAATGGCACTCCCTGTATGGTCAAACCCTCGCTGACCCTAAAAGGTTAATGGCAAAGCTGAAAATCATCTGTAACGGATTAGGCGATCCCATAGCCTCGGAAATAACCGCAGGTGATTTCTCTAAATATCGCGAGGCCAGGCTAAAGGGTGAAATAAGAAACGAGGACGGCAGCTTTATGTCGCCAGTGAAGCCTCGTACCGTTAATCTCGAACAACGCAATTTATCATCGGTTTTCGGTACGCTAAAAAAATTAGGGCACTGGTCTGCACCTAACCCGCTAGCTGGATTACCGACGTTTAAAATCGCCGAGGGTGAGCTTGCCTTCCTAGCACCTGAAGAAATAAAACGCGTGCTGGACGCCTGCTCAGACTCTTCAAGTCCCAGCCTTCTTATGGTGGCTAAAATTTGCCTGGCTACCGGTGCACGTTGGAGCGAAGCCGAAAACCTGCAGGGCCATCAAATTTCAAAATACCGCATTACCTATACAAAGACCAAAGGCAAAAAAAACAGAACTGTACCTATCTCTCAGGAATTGTTTGATGAACTCCCGCGTAACCGTGGAAAACTATTTACCCCCTGCCGAAAAGCATTTGAGAGAGCAATCAAACGGGCTGGCATTGAGCTACCAGAAGGCCAATGTACTCACGTTCTACGCCATACCTTCGCCAGCCATTTCATGATGAACGGCGGCAATATACTGGTGCTTAGAGATATACTGGGGCACGCTGATATAAAAATGACCATGGTTTATGCCCACTTTGCCCCTGACCATCTCGAAGATGCAGTGACAAAAAACCCCCTTCACAATCTGGGATGGAGCCGCTAAATTGTGGCGGCGAAATGGCGGCAGAGAGTTAAAACGGCATAAAACGCGATAATCTCACGTAAAACTAACATCATGATTTATTTCGTAATTCATTGTTTTAACGTGTGTTAAGATGGTATGTAGGAATTTCGGACGCGGGTTCAACTCCCGCCAGCTCCACCACTTTCTAATTGTTTGAAGTACAATGAAGTCTACTAAGCCCGCATGGAACCAGCCTTGCGGGCTTTTTTACGTCTATTGTCGTCCAGTGAGAATTGCTGAGAACTACGAGTTATGGCACCCTGAATAGGACCCACTAAGAAGGGTCCAAAAATCGAGGGTCCCAAATGGCAAAAATCGCTAAGAAGCTCACTGACACTGAAATCAAAAGCACCAAACCTGCCGAGAAAGAGGTTAACCTTTTTGACGGCGATGGTTTGCTCCTGCGAATCGCTCCCCTGGCGAAGGGAGGGAAGAAAAATTGGTATTTCAGATATGCAGTGCCTGTGACCAAAAAGCGAACTAAGGTGAGCTTAGGAACCTATCCTCATCTTACACTTGCTAAGGCACGAGCTTTACGTGATGAATTGACCTGCTCCCCGTTGATTAGTACACCCCGATGTTAGTAATGTCTTCATAAGCCACATGAGGACATTCCCATGAAGAAGCGTTTTTCCGACGAACAGATCATCAGTATTCTCCGCGAAGCCGAAGCTGGGGTACCCGCCCGTGAACTCTGCCGCAAGCATGCCATTTCCGATGCCACGTTTTACACCTGGCGTAAGAAGTATGGCGGTATGGAGGTGCCTGAAGTTAAGCGCCTGAAGTCGCTTGAGGAAGAGAACGCCAGACTCAAGAAGCTGCTTGCCGAAGCCATGCTGGATAAAGAGGCGCTTCAGGTGGCTCTTGGGCGAAAGTACTGACGACAGACCAGAAGCGGGAAGCCGTGATGTTGATGTGTGATGCGACCGGTCTGTCGCAACGTCGTGCCTGCAGGCTTACAGGTTTATCCCTGTCGACCTGCCGCTATGAGGCTCACCGTCCGGCTGCTGATGCGCATTTATCAGGGCGCATCACTGAGCTGGCACTGGAGCGCAGGCGTTTTGGCTACCGTCGTATTTGGCAGTTGCTGCGCCGTGAAGGGCTTCATGTTAATCATAAGCGCGTGTACCGGCTTTATCACCTCAGTGGCCTGGGCGTAAAACGCAGAAGACGTCGTAAAGGGCTGGCAACAGAACGTCTGCCGCTGCTCCGTCCGGCGGCGCCCAATCTGACCTGGTCGATGGATTTCGTCATGGACGCACTTTCCACCGGTCGCAGGATCAAGTGTCTTACCTGCGTCGATGATTTCACAAAGGAATGCCTGACGGTCACTGTTGCCTTTGGGATTTCAGGCGTTCAGGTCACGCGTATTCTGGACAGCATTGCACTGTTTCGAGGCTATCCGGCGACGATAAGAACTGACCAGGGGCCGGAGTTCACTTGCCGTGCACTGGATCAATGGGCCTTTGAGCATGGTGTTGAGTTGCGCTTAATCCAGCCGGGCAAGCCAACGCAGAACGGATTTATTGAGAGCTTTAACGGACGATTTCGCGATGAATGTTTGAATGAGCACTGGTTCAGCGATATCGTTCATGCCAGGAAAATTATTAATGACTGGCGGCAGGATTATAACGAATGCCGCCCGCACTCCACGCTGAATTATCAGACACCGTCTGAATTTGCAGCGGGCTGGAGAAAGGGTCATTCTGAGAATGAAGATTCCGACGTTACTAACTGAGTGTTGTATCTAATCGTGGGGGCAGGTCAACTGAGGAAAGTTTTTTGGGAGAGCCTTCGTAGCACTTAGGACAGAAAGGACCATTTGGCTTTCCATCAACAGATGTAGTTCTGTAATAAAAACCATCCCGGAATTCTAATTCATCAACTGTACTGAGTTGGGCTTTGAGAGATGAGATTTCCCCCTGCAGAGAACTTATCTCCTGTTGAGCTTCAGCGAGATTCATTCTGGCATCGCTCAGGCTTAAGTATAACTCGCTGAGTTTTAATCGAAACTCTGCTTCATTGAACGCTGCGGTTGCATCCTTAAGGTCTTTTGCAATATTGAAAGCCAGCTTTACTGCATTTAGCCCTGCTGTAATTGAAGCCATATCAGCCATTTATCTTTCCTTTTGATTAAATTCACAGCACCAATTATGCAAACTAAGTGCTCAAAGAACCGTAAGCGTCAAGTCACTGCCGCCTGTGATTCCAGTCCCGGGATCGCTAGCTTAGAGCTCCGTCTAATTTAGAAGGAGCTCTGTTTATGGAAAATGCTGCCAACTGGCGAACTGAATCGCGTACCGTCTATTCCAGTGACTTCAAACTTCGGATGGTCGAACTGGCTTCACGACCAGATGCCAACGTCGCACAACTGGCGCGGGAACATGGCGTTGATAATAATCTCATTTTTAAGTGGATACGCCTCTGGCAGAGAGAGGGGCGAATCTCTCGTCGAATGCCTGCAACTATCGTGGGGCCGGTGGTACCTCAATCTCTTCCGGCTTCTCCGACTCTGTTGTCCGTCGACGTTATCAACGACCCGTTGCCCGCAGCAGAGAATGACACTCTGTGTACGTTCTCCTCCGCTCACGCCAGCGCCACTTCCTGTCATGTTGAGTTCCGCCACGGCAAAATGACGCTGGAGAACCCGTCGTCAGAGTTGCTGACTGTGCTGATCCGCGAATTGACCGGGAGGACACCATGATATCCCTCCCGTCAGGCACCCGCATCTGGCTGGTCGCCGGGGCCACGGATATGCGTAAATCCTTCAACGGGCTGGGCGAACAGATACACCACGTTCTGGATGAGGATCCCTTCTCCGGCCATCTGTTTATCTTCCGGGGACGCCGTGGCGATACCGTGAAAATACTTTGGGCTGATGCTGATGGTCTGTGCCTGTTTATCAAACGCCTGGAAGAGGGACAGTTCGTCTGGCCTGCTGTACGCGACGGCAAAATCGCGATCACCCGCTCACAACTTGCCATGCTCCTTGATAAGCTGGACTGGCGCCAGCCAAAAATATCCCGCCTTAACTCACTGACAATGTTGTAAAAAAATCATAACCGCATTATAAAAGCGGTTATGAATCACGACTATCTCGCCCGTATCGCTGCGCTGGAAGACGCGCTTCGCCAGAAAGACAGTCAGCTCAGTCTCGTTGCAGAGACTGAGTCGTTCCTGCGTTCTGCACTGGCCCGCGCAGAAGAGAAAATAGAGAACGAAGAGCGCGAGATAGAGCATCTGCGGGCACAGATAGAAAAACTGCGTCGAATGTTGTTCGGTACCCGCTCCGAAAAACTTCGCCGACAGGTTGAAGAAGCCGAAGCCCTGCTGAAACAGCAGGAGCAGCAAAGCGATCGCTACAACGGACGGGAAGACGATCCGCAGGTACCTCGCCAGTTGCGTCAGTCCCGCCATCGTCGCCCGTTACCAGCACATCTTCCCCGCGAGATACATCGGCTGGATCCTGCGGAAACCAGCTGTCCGGAATGCGGCAGCGGTATGGCGTACCTCAGCGAAGTCAGCGTGGAGCAGCTGGAACTGGTCTCCAGCGCCCTGAAAGTGATCCGCACGGTCAGGGTGAAAAAGGCCTGCACCCGATGTGACTGTATCGTTGAAGCACCTGCGCCATCACGTCCCATCGATCGGGGTATCGCCGGGCCGGGTCTGCTGGCCCGCGTGTTAACGGCCAAATACTGCGAACACCTGCCGCTGTATCGCCAGTGCGAAATCTTTGCCCGTCAGGGCGTGGATCTGAGCCGGGCTCTGCTCTCCAACTGGGTGGATGCATGTTGCCGGTTAATGGCCCCGCTGGATGAGGCCCTTTACCACTACGTGATGGACTGCCACAAACTGCATACGGATGACACTCCGGTTCTGGTGCTTGCACCGGGCAGAAAGAAGACGAAAACCGGGCGTATCTGGACGTATGTACGTGACGACAGAAGCGCAGGTTCATCAGATCCGCCAGCGGCATGGTTCGCCTTCTCGCCAGACCGGCAGGGAAAACATCCTCAGCAACACCTTCGCCACTATCATGGTGTGCTGCAGGCGGATGCCTTCGCAGGCTACGATCGGTTGTTCAGTCCGGAACGTGAAGGAGGGCCGCTGACAGAAGCCGCATGTTGGGCCCATGCCCGCCGAAAAATCCATGATGTCTATATAAGCACTCACACAGCGACAGCGGAAGAAGCCCTGAAACGTATCGGTGAGCTGTACGCGATAGAAGAAGAAATACGCGGCCTCACGACAGAAGAGCGTCTGGCAGCCAGACAATCGCAAAGCAAACCACTGCTGGCATCGCTGCATGAATGGCTGGTAGAAAAAAATGAGACGCTGTCGAAAAAGTCCCGTCTGGGCGAAGCGTTCGCTTATGTCCTGAACCAGTGGGATGCGCTGTGCTACTACTGTGAAGATGGCCTGGCAGAGCCTGATAACAACGCTGCCGAACGAGCCCTTCGTGCCGTCTGTCTTGGGAAAAAGAATTTTATCTTCTTCGGCAGCGACCACGGTGGTGAGCGCGGAGCCCTGCTGTACGGACTGATCGGGACGTGCAGGCTGAATGGTATCGATCCGGAAGCCTACCTTCGCCATATCCTGAGCGTACTGCCGGAGTGGCCCAGCAACAAAGTGGCCGAACTGCTGCCATGGAACGTGGTTCTTACCGATAAATAACCGTCAATACGGCGCTCACTTAACGCTTACAAAGAACCTTGATGAAGTGCATAAAAGTGACATTTCAATTTTGGAGAAATAGGTGACATTTTAAACTTGCTTTAACAGGTAATGTAGAGGCTCAATGCTAATGTCTATTTGTGGCTCATTAGGAATGTCCAGGGGCTTTGTTGAATAAATCAGATTTCGGGTAAGTCTCCCCCGTAGCGGGTTGTGTTTTCAGGCAATACGCACGCTTTCAGGCATACCTGCTTTC